TCAAAAGTTTTTGTCTCGACTGACGATGTTTCTGGATCATACTCTGCCCGAATGTAGGGAAGTCCTGCCCAGAGACCGCCAATATGGGTATCTCCAAAGTTGTGTCGATCATTGTCTCGCTTTATTAGCACATCGTCTTTCTGCCAGCTTGCTATAGCTTTTAAGGTTGAATTACTTAGTCCTATTTCAAGTATAGCAGCCGCAAGTTTAGATGTTAGTTCAAAATTTGCTTCCGTATCCTGTATGAGTTCTCTTGGATCAGGAGTCTGGTCGTCAATACCTTTCATTGCAGCACCGTTATTGTCTGCGTCGAAGTATTGTGTAAATACTCTCAGACGTGCAATACCTTTCATGTATTCCCAGTCTGTACGGGCACTGATTGAACTCATGTCATCTAGGTCTTGCCCATTAAGTAAGTTTTTTGAAAATCCGTCTCGGTTTGTAACCGATACAGAATTCCTTACAGAGAGACTTTCTGATATTGGGTTATTTAAAGAGACCCTAAACTTTGTAAGATTGTAGTCTCCAGCAGTAAGATCTGCGCTCATACCGAATACATCACTTGGTGCTTTGCTAATTACGTTTATAACACCCCCTGTAGAGTTTTGTCCAAAAAGAGTGCCTTGGGGCCCTCTTAATACCTCGATGCGCTCAACATCTATAAAATCTGTCTGAAGCGCAAATGGAGAGGCTACATAAACCCCGTCCAAGTGATAAGCTACTGAAGGGGCTGCTATCGCATTTTGATTAGTCTCATTTCCAATTCCTCGGATTGATATAATTGTTTTATAGCCTTCATTTTTTGTAACGGTTACTCCTGGAGCTATGGCGCTTAGATCAACAAAAGTATTTATGTTTTTCTGACGCAACTCTTCCCCTGAGAGAACTGTTACAGCTTGAGATATATCTTTTAGATTTTCGTCACGTTTTTCTGCAACTACTACAATCTCTTCTAGATATTCATTAGAAAGGCTAGGTCCTGAAAAGCCTATTAAAATTGCTAATATGAAGAGTTTTATAACTCTACTCATACGTTTTTATCCTCCGTATTGGTCTCAGGCTGCAATTGCTTTGCTGCATCCTCTTGTATTCTTGAAATAATATTCATACTGTGTTTAGCAGGGAGTTCCGCTAAACCTTGTAGAATAATATTGATCTCATCTACACTAAATTCGAATTTCATTTAAATATGTCCTGCCAGTTTCCTGTTGTGCTTGCGCGAGAGTATTCCGTTGCGCGATTCTCAAAGAAATTAGTGTGCTCGACCCCGTTTAGCATATAGTCTAACCATGGTAAAGGGTTCTGCTCACTTCCAAATATTTTTTTCATTCCAAGACCTAATAGCCTTCTATCTGCAATATAACGAATATACTCTTTTATTTCTTCTGGTGTTAGATCAGGTACTTCTGCATTTTCAAAACACAAGTCAATAAAAGCGTCTTCTAGTTCTACGGTACGCTCTGCGGCACAATAGATCTCATACTTTAGATCATCCGTCCATAAGTCTGGATTTTCTTTTATGAAAGTGCGAAATAATTGTGACATTCCCTCAACGTGCAATGTTTCATCACGCACAGACCATGTAACAATTTGACCCATACCTTTCATAAGGTTATGGCGAGGAAAGTTCAGCAAGATAGCAAAACTACTAAATAGCTGTACCCCTTCGGTAAATGCTGAATAGATAGCCATTGTCTTTGCGATATCCATTGGGCTTTCCATACCAAAATTATTCAAGTGCTCATGTTTTGCTAACATTTCTTTGTGTTGAAAAAATTTTTGATATTCTTCATCACCAAATCCTAGCGTTTCCAAAAGCAAAGAATATGCTTCCTGATGTACAGCCTCCATAGCTGCAAAGGCTGAAAGCATCATACGTACTTCAGGTTGTTTGAATGTAGGTAAGTAGTGCTTTGCATACCCACAACAAACGTCTACATCTGCTTGAGTAAAAAACCTAAAAATCTGACTTATAAGTTTTTTATTCTCAGGTGTTAGTCTATCCCTATAATCACGCAAATCATCAGCAAGATTAACTTCGTCTGGAAGCCAATGCATATGCTGTTGAGTCTTGTAATGTTCAAAAGCCCAAGGATAGTTAAAAGGCTTATAATATTCTCTTTCTACTAATAAACTCATATATCACCAATTATGTACTATGTTTGTCATAATGAAAAAAGCACACACAACATTAACAACTACAATACCTGTTCGTAGTATTGCAACAATGTCGTCATATTCTGCAGTTTTCTCATCACTAAAACTACCTATCGTATATTTCCAGATTGTCCAAACTTTAGCCCTCACAAGCCAAACATCCTTCATCGTCGATACTATCAAATATATACTGACGTAACGCTTCATCTGATACTGTTTCTGCTCGTTTTATCGCCTCGCTTCTTAGATAGTAGAGGGTTTTTACTTTTCTTTTCCATGCCATCATATGTATAGCGTGAAGTTCTTGTTTTGAAACATTTGCAGGAAAGAAAATATTTAGAGACTGACTCTGGCATATTTTCTCTTGTCTATCTGCTGCCATTTCTATTACCCACCTTTGATCTATCTCTACAGCGGTTTTAAAGACATCTTTAGTCCAATCATCCAAAAAATCAAGATGCTGAATAGAACCATTGTTCGTAATGATACTTTTCCAAACTTCTTCATTATCTTCCCCTAACTCTTGCAGGGCGTGTTCTAAGTATTCATTCTTTAAAAGAGATGATCCCGATTTAGTTTTTTGCGTAAATGCATTAGCCCTGTATGGCTCGATACTAGGAGAAGTATTGCCACAAATAATAGAGCTACTAGCATTGGGAGCCACAGCCAATAAATGAACATTTCTAACCCCATACCCAGCAGCATCAGGGGCTTCACCACGCTCCATTGCCAAAGTTTTTGTAGCATTTAATGCCTCCGATTTTATGTGCTGAAACATCTTCATGTTTGCACCTTTTGCCATTGCACTTTCAAACGGTATATTATTTCTTTGTAAATAAGCATGAAAACCCATTGCACCCAATCCAAGACTTCTTTCGTTCCTTGCACTATAAACCGCTCTAGCTAGTTCTGGCGGTGCATTCTCTACAAAGTAAGAGATAACATTGTCTAGCATACGAATTAAGTCAGGAATAAAATTTTCATCATTTCGCCACTCGTCGTACTCTTCAAGATTTACACTTGATAAACAACATACTGCTGTTCTATCCTCGTCTGTTGCCAATGTAATTTCGGAACATAGGTTTGAGTGATTTACTTTTAATCCTTTGTCTTTTTGACAGTCAGGCAAAGAGTTTTGAACTGTGTCCCCAAACATAATGTAAGGTTCCCCAGTTTCTACACGATTTTGTATAAGTTTTACCCATAGAGTCTTTGCAGAAACTGTTTTTGTTACTTTTCCTGTATGTGGGTCAACTAAGTCCCAAGAGTCATCAAAACCCTCTTCTCTAGTAGCTCCTTCAATTAGTTCCATAAAGGCATCGCTAACAACGACACCATGATGCAAATTAACAGACTTTCTATTAACATCACCCCCTGTGGGCTTTCTAACATCGAGAAATTCTTCCACTTCTGAGTGACTAATATCCAAATACGCAGCATAACTACCTCTCCTTGTTACTCCTTGTGAAAATGCAAGCATTTCTGCATCTACTACTTTCATAAACGGTATTACTCCAGTGCTTTCAGAGCCGTTTGATGTTTTTGAACCTACTGAACGAACAGCTGACCAAGACCCACCAACGCCACCGCCAACACTAGAAAGAAAAGCATTCTCTGTGTAATGATCCGTGATTCCTGTTCGGCTGTCCTCAACATAATTAAGAAAACAACTAATAGGCAGCCCACGAGTTGTTCCACCATTAGAAAGTATAGGAGTAGAAAACATAAACCAAAGTTTACTAGCATAGTCATATAGCCTTTGTGCATGTGCCTCATTATCTGAAAACGCTTTTGCTGCCCGAGCAAAAGCATCTTGGGGCGAAGTTTCTCCATCAACTAAGTACCTATCTTGTAAAGTTTTGTGACTAAACTCGGATAAATACTTATCCCTTTTGTAATCTACTAACACGCAATTCTCTCCTCAATCTGTTCTATATTGGCTAAGCCAATAGCATCGTCACAATATGACATTAGATCCATAAGTTCATAGTTTTGAAGAATTTGTTCTCCTCGAGCATTTAACTCTTGGATGTGCTTGTATTTACTGGATATTGGAAGCGAGTCATAGATATTCATAGCATCGCCATAAGCAATGATGAGATCTTTAGCTCTCTTCGGTCCGATTCCTGAAATACCAGGTACATTATCTCCTTTATCTCCAGTTAGGCATTTTAATGAGATATATTGCTCTGGGCTGATTTCGTAGTGTTCGTACCAGTTTTGAATACGTACTTCTTTTCTATTTACATAAGAAAACCTACTTACATCTTCTTGTATAAGTAAGTCCCAGTCTCGGTCACTAGATATTAACCAGATTTTACCGAAACCATATTTATCTTTGTTTTTTACTAAGTGTGCGGCAACATCATCCGCCTCTACCCCATTAAAGCGTAGTAGAGGCATAGACTGACTTAACATATCAAGAGTCGCCTGATACTCTTCAAAAAACTCTTCAAACGCAATTTTTTCGTCTTCCGTTTGAGTTGCATACTTATCCTTTCTATTCTGTTTGTAATCAGGAAGTATTGCTTTACGATAGCTAGAAGAGCCACCGTCTGCGGTGATAATTACATCTCCACACTTATATGAGTCTGCAAGACTATGTACTGTCTTTTCATACTCATACCTAAAATCTGTTCTGCCCTGATGTTTCCATCTAAATGCTAAGTTGAGGGCATCAACTATCATTGTTCCTTCTTTTTTCTGAGAATTGAAACTAAATGCCATTTATAAACCTTATCTCTTCGTTAGTTAACCAAGTTTCTGCAAGAGAGACATAACAATCTAAGTCACTAATATAAATATATTCTGTATTTTTTGGCTCTGTGCCTACAGTAACATATATTTTAGAACGATTATACTTAAAGAATAAAAGAGGTTCTTGATTACCACTTTTTGCTTGCTGTACAATTTTCTTCCACCAGCGAGATAGATTATTAGTCTTCTTTTGCGTAAGTATTTTATCCGTCAAAGGAGTTTCAGCGTAGTTCTTTACTTCAATACAGTATATATTCTTTTCATTTGGAACGTATAAATCTCCCTTCAGATACTCTAACGCACCTGACATAGGAACTCGTTCAAATTGAAGATTTGTAGAATCTCGAAGTAGGTCTCGTACTAGATATTCACCTCTGGCTCCTTTGGCCCTGCTGTCTACCATTCAGACTTCTGCCATTTATCTAAGTATTCACTTTGTGATCGTGGATCTGGGTAGTCATAGCCTATTTGATTTAGAGCATTTAGCTTATCTTGAAACTCTGCTATCTTTCCGAGTTCTTCTTCTATTGTTGCCATCGTATCGGGGTGTTCTGCCACACCTACTGGGCTTTTCATAAAAACCTGTGCATTGATTGTGTGTTTTGCAATCTGCCCTTCCAGATACTTTGTCATATGTTCTTTTATAACATTCATTCTAACCTACTTATATTTTCTTTTTTTACTACTTCTTTTTTATCAAGTAGTGGGTGAGTCCAACCGTGTGAAACTATATAAGTATTTAAATCCTCATTTAAAAGAACTTCTACTAGCTTCTCACGCCCTGTGTCATCTAATACTGCAATGACTTCATCTAAGAAAAGTATGTTGAGTCGAGACTTTGAAATACTGCTCATCAGCTTTCTTATAGCAATCAAAGTAGCAGTATTTACTCTTGCTAGCTCTCCTGAAGAAAGTGCGAGAATATCTACTATTTTGCCATCATCTTCAACCTGCACATTTAACTTATCGTTAGACACTACAAATTCAAGAGTAAACCTTCCATCGGAAAGCTCCGCTAGATAGGTGTTCGCCAATTCTTCTAACTCTTTTACAAGATTTTCGATCTTATAGGCAAGAAGTCCATTTGTACTGAAAGATTTCTTCAGTATTTCCAGATTGGACAGCAAGGCATCCTGTTTTGCAAGAACATCTTTAAACTCTGCCAGTTCTTTCAAAAAACTGTCAGTCTGTTCTTGAATTACTTGGATTCGGGTGTTATGCTTTGTTCTTCTTTGATTTTCCTTTGCTGTGCTCTCCAACTGCTCCTTTCGTTGAAGTAGCTCAGCTCGAACGCTTGCCAACCTTTCTTCAAGCTGATTCTTGTCCAGTTGTACCGCTGGTAAACTTCGGTCAACGCTGCGATATAAGTCTGTCCAATCATTTTGGATTTTTTGACTACGCTCGAATTCACGATTGTCATTCTTAATTCGTCTAATTTTTTCCTCAATTTTTGCAATTTCGCTCTCCGCTTCTGTAGCTTTTTGTGTTTCTTCAGCTACGAGTGACCTTTTAAATGTTGGGTCTACTGATTGTTCACAAGTAGGGCAAGTATCTCCTAATTTTTCTAGCTTTGCTAAAAGGTGTTGAGACCCCGCTACGACTTGCTTATACTCTCCTACGTACGCTTGTAAATCGTCGTAAGAAACTTTTTCAATTATTTTACAACTTTGTGCTGCTTGTAAATCAATTTGATTTAGTAAGCTAAGAAGTTGATTATTTTTTGAAATTTTTTTATTTTTTTCTGAAATATTTTCAAGTTCTTTCGATAACTGACGGAATTCTTTCTCAGTCTCCTCCGATGAAATTGGTAAATCTAACATGGGAAGTATGTTAGTATCACTCAACTTGTTATCTGACAACCATTTTTCTACGGTATCAAGCTTTGCTTGAATCCCATTAATTTCTATAGAAATTACTCTGGCTGCTTCCTTAAAAATATCAAATAATTCTACATAGTTTTCAAGGTGTAATAAGTCGATTAAAAACTTTTTTCTATTTGTGTCTGTTGCAGTCAAAAATTGTAGACTTGCATTTGTACTTTGATATACTAACTGAGAAAAAGTTTTAAAATCTACTCCTATTATCTCTTGAATAGTTTTATATGTATTTGTAGCTGTATGACTGGAGATATCTTCTCCGTTCTTATCAAGTTTTACTTTTATACTTGTTTTTCTGTCAATACTTACTACATAAACATCATCATCTTTTGTAAAGGTTAATTTAATATTATAACCCTTACCAATATATCTATTAGGAATTTCTGCTTTTTTGATTCCTTTTGAGTTTTTATTGTACAGAGCTTCCTCTATAATCAAAGGTATAGAGGACTTGCCTGTGCCATTTGTTCCAATAATCTGAGTTACAGTATTATCGTCTAAAATTAACTCATTGTCCGAACCATAGCTAAAACAGTTATTCCACTGTAGCTGTTTTAGAGTAATCATTAAATGTTCCTATGATACTGTATATTTTTTCTTTTGGAAGTTCTAGTATGTATTCTAAATACTCTGCTAGTTCTTCACTCACTGTCATTTCTTTGTCAAGCACTAGAGTTGCTTCAGTACTACGTTTTACTACTTTCTTGTCTAACAACTCTGAATTTTTTACTTTTGAAAGGTCTTGAATATCTCCTTCCAATTCATAAATTGTGTGATGATATGTGCTTGGAATCATCTCATCTGGACTACTTACAGTCTTTCTAAGAAGTTGAGGAAGATCGAACCTATCCCACATCCAAGTCCAGTTTTTATCATTTATGAGTAAGTACCCTGTTTCAACCTCATTACGGTGAAAAGAAGTAGTCATTGGACTACCTGGGTATACTATATTTCTTTGTGTATTACTATGTGCATGTAAATCTCCTGCAAAAACTACAGGAAAATTTTCAAATCTATCTAAGTCAACTTCTGGTTTTACATGAGGAGGTATTTCTCCTCTTACATGAGTAAAAAGAGGTTTAGAAGTGTCAAATGCTTCTATACTATCAGACTTGTGTAAGTCTGCATAAGGTAATACGCCAAAACCCTTATCTTCATCAACGTAAGAAAAGTCTACAACATGAATTAAGGGATTTATATCTCTACTAACTTGTTTTAGCTGTGTAAAAAAAGTTCTGTTCTTTTTTGTAGCTTCATGGTTGCCGTCAAAAATCAGAGTAGGAATACTTACACTTCGGATAAAAGAAAAATATAATTCTAATTCTTCCATAGTCGGAAGACGATCAAAAAGATCGCCTCCGATTACGTGCATATTGCACTCTTTTTCTAGTCCATTGATTTGCTTGAAAAAAGATTTGTATCTTTTCTTAGCCCATTCAACTGGAACATTTTTCTGTCCTAGTTTTAAGTGCCAGTCTGCTGTAAATAAAATCATGCTTGTATAGTTTCGCCTTTTAGTTTAAAACGAGTAAAAATACCATCAGCAACTAATTTTCTAATTAGTCGTTGAGGGTCTTTCATAATTTTACCTGTTGATTCAAAGTACATCGAGGCGAGCTTTTGCCCGCCCTCATATTGAGTCATCAGCTTTATTGTATCGTAGTTATCGATTGCAAACTGCTTTTGAGTCATGCTACATTGAACTCCGCTTCAAGAGTGTCGTCAATCTCAGATACTGATTCTTGTCGTATACGATCAAGAAGCTCTTTCTGGGCGTCTGGTGTTGGACGAGGCATAACGTCGTCCATGGACTTCACATCAGCAGCAAGAGCCGCATCAGAGTCCGAAAGTGCACTAGGCTTGCACTTGAGAGGTTGTAGCTGGT